GCGGTATCACAGCCACGGCCACCACAATTACGTTGACTTCCACCGCAGGGCTTCCCGCCACGGGGTTCTTGTTGATTGAAAACGAGACAGTGCAGTACGGCTACATATCTGGCAACGTGCTTAACAACTGCTTCCGTGGGCAGAACGGCACGACTGCCGCAGCACACTCAACTGGCGTGTCTGTATACACGCAAAATCTGCCCTCTGTGACCCTCTGGCCAACCCCAGACAACAGTACAACGTATCAGTTCGTTTACTGGCGTATGCGCCGTATTGATGATGCTGGTGGGGGTGTACGCACGATGGATGTGCCTTTCCGCTTCCTGCCCTGTATGGTGGCAGGCTTAGCCTATTACTTGGCTCTTAAGATTGAGAATGGCGCTGAGCGTCTGCCGGTCTTGAAGCAACAATACGACGAGGCGTGGCAATTGGCCGCTGATGAAGATCGTGAGAAAGCTTCGGTTCGTTTTGTTCCGAGGCAACAGTTTATTGGTAGCGGTACGTAAATGGGCAATCGGTTTGCTTCTGGCAAGAACAGTATCGCCATGTGCGATAGGTGCGGCCAACAGTTCAAATTGACGGCGCTTCGTAAAGAAATTCAGAAGACAAAGATTTATAATCTGCTTGTGTGCCCGCAGTGTTTTGATCCAGATCAGCCGCAGTTGTTGTTGGGTATGTACCCAGTAGATGATCCGCAGGCTGTGCGCAACCCGCGCAAGGACACAACGTACGTTACGGCAGGTGTAAACGCTAGTGGTAGTTTGACTGGTGGTTCTCGAGATGTTCAGTGGGGGTGGAACCCTGTTGGTGGGTCAAGTAATTTTGATGTTGCACTAACGCCAAACTACTTGGTGGCAACGACATTTGTTGGTACAGTTACGGTTACAACGACATAAGGAGTCGAACATGGACGCAAAGAAAGCACTTAAATCACACATGGCCAAAGGCATGAAGTCTGCACATCCCGATGCTGCAGTTAAAAACATGCGAGCCGGTGGCAAAACGCCTACAAAACTTGCCAAGGGTGGTAAGACCAATGAGATGATGATGCAGTATGGTCGCGGTATGGCCAAAGTTAAGAATCAGGGGAAATAACATGGCCAAGATTAACAATCTACCTGCTTCTGCGTACGCCAAGCCCCACACCATGAGTGGTGCACCTGTTGTTCCGTCTACAAACCCCGGCATTCCCCCAAACCGCAGTAAAGCTGACACCATTAACATGTCTATTGGTAACATCAGCAAAGCCGCTGGCAACGAAACCACTAAGACATCCGGTATCGTCACCCGTGGTAACGGCGCGGCGACCAAGGGAACTATGGCCCGAGGCCCAATGGCATGAATTACACGCAACTCAGCAACGCTATTCAAGCGTACACGGAGAACACGGAAGCAGATTTCGTGGCTAATATCCCCGTGTTCGTTCAGCAAGCTGAAGAGCGTATATTCAACTCGGTACAGTTTCCGTCTTTGCGCAGTAATGTGACAGGCGCAACCGCAACAAACAACAAGTATTTGCAGTGCCCCACAGATTTTCTGGCGGTGTATTCTTTAGCTATTATTAGCGCCAATGGTGAGTACGAGTACTTGTTAAACAAAGACGTTAACTTTATACGGCAGGCATACCCACAGCCCACAGACACGGGGATTCCTAGGTACTATGCTTTGTTTGGCCCACGTTCAGACAATCCGGCTGAGCTAACTTTTATTCTTGGCCCAACGCCAGACGCCGCATACGGGGCGGAACTGCACTACTTCTTCTACCCACCTTCAATTGTTCAAAGCCCTGTGGCTACATTAGGAACTATTACGGGCGGTAGCGCATACACAGCGGGTACATACTTTGATGTGCCTTTGACGGGCGGTTCTGGAAGCGGGGCACTAGCTACTATTACTGTTTCAGGCGGCGCAGTAACAGCCGTAACTATTACAGATGGTGGCTTGCAATATGGAGTCGCAAATACACTGTCTGCCGCAGCAGCCAATATTGGTGGAACAGGTTCTGGTTTTTCCGTTCCTGTTGCTTCTGTAACTAACTCAGGCGGTACGTCTTGGCTAGGCGATAACTTTGACCCTGTGCTTTTGTACGCATCTTTGGTTGAGGCTTACACCTACATGAAGGGTGAGCAGGACATGATGACGCTGTACAACCAGAAGTTCATGGAAGCTCTTGCGTTGGCTAAACGTTTGGGTGATGGTATGGAGCGTCAAGACGCTTACCGTTCTGGTCAGTTCCGTCAGAAGGTAACTTGATATGTCAATTATCCAGACCCAGACCACGAGCTTCAAGGCGCAGTTGTACCAAGGTATCCATGACTTAACAACTGACGTTATTAAGATTGCCTTGTATACGGCTAATGCTAATTTAAACGAAGACACAACTGTGTACAGTTCGACCAATGAAGTACCCAACACAGGCACTTACTTTGCTGGTGGGGCACAGTTAACACCGATTACGGTATCGTCTTCTGGTTACACAGCTTTTGTGGGCTTCCCAAATATCTCGTGGACAGGCGCAATCACCGCAAGATGTGCGTTGATTTACAACTCTACCCAAGGTAACAAATCTATAGCTGTTTTGGACTTCGGTTCTGACAAAACTTCTACAACCACGTTTACAATCACAATGCCAGCAAACACCGCTACGGCGGCTCTCATTCGTAGTTCTAACTAAGGAGTCATCATGACTATTGAAAAAACCAAAGCCACCGACGTAGTTTCTGGTGGCCTGTCTTGCAACACTAAAACCGGTGAGGACGCAAAGGCGACCGGTTTATTTGAAATCAAATGCCACGACAAAGACGGTAATTTGAAGTGGGAAGCGCAATCTAAAAACTTGGTGGTTAACGCGGGTCTAGCATACATGGCGGGTTCTGCTTTAACTTCAGTTTCCCAGATTACCACTTGGTATCTTGGTCTGTATGGTGCTGCGGCTTCTAATGACCCAGCGGCTGGCGACACAATGGCTTCCCATGCTGGTTGGACAGAAGTTACTGCTTACAGCAACGGAACCCGTGTGACGGCCACGTTTGTAACAGCTACAACTGCCAATCCTTCTGTAGTGACTAACTCAGCTTCTCCCGCAGTGTTTAACATCAACGGCACAACAACTGTTGGCGGTGCGTTTTTGACGAGCAACGATACTAAGGGTGGTACAACGGGAACATTGTTCTCTGCGGCTGACTTTGGCTCACCCGGTGACCGTTCTGTGGTGAACAGCGATACTTTGTCTGTGACTTACACATTCAGCTTGGCGGCTTAATATGGCTGGGTGGGGTGACGGCTTATGGGGCGAACAAGGGTGGGGTGGTTTTACCGCCTTCACTAGCTCCGTAGACGAAACCTCTACTGGCACAGACGCGGTTAGCTCGGCGTTAAGTGTGGCCCCCGCTGTCAGTGAGACAGCTACTGGATCGGATGTAATTGCGGCAGGCAAAATATATACCTCAGACATAGCAGAAACGTTAACAGGGACAGACGCTATTGAAGGGGGGCCGGTGTATGCTACAACGGTAACAGAGGCAAGCACGGGGACAGACGCAATTTCTTCGGTTATAGCTGTAGGCGCGGTAGTTACTGAGACTGCTACGGGCACAGACGCAACAGTAGGCGGGGAAGTTTATTCAGCAACGATTGCTGGAACGGCTTGGGGGCAAAACAGTTGGGGTAGTAATTCGTGGGGTGGAGAAGGTGAGTTAGCCACCGCTACTGATGCGGTGGATTCTACTTTAACACTTAATCCAACAGTAAGCGAAACGGCAACGGGCACAGATGTTGTAACAGCGGGTATAGCGTTTGTTTCTGGTATTACAGAAACAGCTACGGGCACAGATTCTGTAACGGCTACACGGATTTTAAGTCCCGCAGTAAGTGAGACAGCAACGGGCACAGATGTTATTTTGGCTAGCGCAGGGTTTGCAAGTGCGGTGGTCGAGACAGCAACCGGAACAGATAACGTAGCTGGAAGTCTTGTATATTTTAATGATGTACAAGAAACGGCAACAGGCACAGACGCAGTAACGGCGATAGTTGTAGTTAATGCGGCAAGCACAGAAACCGCTACGGGGTCAGATGTAATTACGGCACAAGCAGCATTTAAAAGCGCAATTACTGAGAATGCAGTAAGCGCGGATACTTTAAGGGCAGCGGCGTCGTTTATAGCGTCTATTAACGAGTTAGCAACAGGTACAGATGGGTTGACTGCACGACCATTCTGGGATGTAATTGATAATACACAGACTGCTAACTGGGTTGCAGTCGTAACGAACTAGGAGTTAAAAATGGCATCAACATGGTCAGCACTAAAAGTAGAGTTGCTTGAAACAGGGGCAAACGCCGGTCAATGGGGTAATCTTACCAACGCCAACCTTGGTGACGCAGTTCTGGGTGAGGCTATTACAGGCCAAGCCACTGTAAATTTTGCAACGGACGCAGATGTAACGATTACGCTTACCGATTCAGCATCAACCCAAGCGGCTAGAAATCTTCGTTTAAATATCACAGAAAGCTCTACGGGCATTGGTTCTGTGCGTAATTTAATACTGGGTTCTGGTTGCCAGATTGAGAAGTTTTACCTTATCAATAACACAGGCACTGGAGCCAAAACGGTTAAAAATACTTCAGGCACAGGCATATCTGTTCCTGCAGGCAAGGCAACGCTGGTCTTTAACAACGGTACAGATGTTGTTGACGCGGCGTCGTACTTCACTTCTTTGACTCTTGGTTCTGCTTTACCCATAACTTCTGGTGGTACGGGCACAACCTCGACAACTTTTGCCAACTTAACTACCAATGTTACTGGGCTTCTGCCCGTTGCTAACGGCGGCACGGGCACAGCTACTCCCGCGCTTGTTCAAGGCTCTAACGTAACGATTACAGGAACTTGGCCCAACCAGACCATTGCTGCGGCAGCGCCGGGCACAGGCACAGTGACTTCCGTTGGTGGTACAGGCACAGTTAATGGGATTTCTCTTTCTGGCTCAGTTACAACCTCGGGTAATTTGACGTTGGGCGGCACTCTTTCGGGCGTCGATTTAACTTCTCAAGTTACCGGCACACTTCCAATTGCTAATGGTGGAACAGGGACAACTTCAACTACATTTGTAAACGCTGCAACAAATGTCACGGGCACACTTCCTGTCGCTAATGGCGGTACAGGCGCTACCACGCTAACAGCAAACAATGTTTTGCTAGGAAATGGCACATCAGCACCTTTGTTTGTAGCACCGGGTTCGTCAGGAAATATTCTTACTTCCGATGGCTCGACATGGGCATCAACAGCGCCAGCCGGGGGAGTACCTGTAGGCACAGAAGCTCTGTGGCCCACAAACACCCCGCCAACAGGGTGGCTACAAGAAAACGGGGCGTCTTTATCGCGCACAGGCACTTACGCTGCTTTATTTGCTGTAATTGGCACAACTTACGGCACGGCTAACGGCTCAAGTTTTAATCTCCCCGATGCACGCGGTCGTTTTGTTCGTGTTTGGAATAACGGCGCGGGTATTGATCCAAACGCTGCTAGTAGAACTATTCCCGCAACCTCAGGTGCAACAATGAGTGCTGGCGACAATGTTGGTACTAATCAAGCAGAAGATGTAATTTCGCATACACACCTTATACCCGGAGCTAATGCTAGTGTTGGTTCAGGTTCAGGTGGTTTCCCGCTAGCGGCCCGTAACGATAGTAATATTTTCACTGGGGCTTATGGCGGTTCTGAAACACGCCCAGTTAACACGTACAGAATGTTGATTATTAAATTCTAAAGGTAATAAAATGCGTATCTATTCTTTTGACAGAATCACCGGTGAATACATCGGTGATACCGTAGCGTCACCAAACCCCGCTTTTGGAGAAGAGGGTCAACCTGAATTTTTATTTCCCGCCCAAACAACAGAAGTACCGCCTCCAAGCACCGCCTCAAATCAAGTTGCATGCTTTGTTTCAGGTGCATGGGAAATTATTTCTGACCACCGTGGCGAGGTGGGTTACACAGCAGATGGGGCATGGGTTCAAATCACTGAACTTGGTAAAACAATAGAAGGTTTAAACCTGCAAAGAACCAAACCAATAACCGCTCAAGCTGTTCGTGCGGAACGCGACGGTAAGTTACTAATGTCTGATTGGACGCAATTGGCAGATGTTCCTCAAGCAGTCAAAGACAGTTATGTTTCGTACCGTCAGGCTTTACGTGATGTACCTTCTCAGTCTGGCTTCCCTCAAAGCGTTGTTTGGCCTGAGTTACCCTAATCATGTGGGACTGGGCTGAAGCATTCATTGCGGCGGCCTGTATAGTGGCCTTCGTCATCTATGGCACTTACATGATTGCATGGAGTTGGTCGTGGTAAATGCGTTGGTTACTAATGTTTTTTTTGGTGTTTTTACCGGGAGCAGCCAGCCAAGACAGAAAGACTGAATACCGCTGTGTGCGGTGGGCGTGGACGGGTGATGTTTATAACCGCAAAGTTGTTTGCCTACAGTGGGAAAAGGTTGTACGGAAATGATTGATC